TATTCAGGCAGATTATAAGGCAATAAAAGAAATACAGGATTATACTTTTGATAATGTAAAGGATATGACAACAGAACTTGCTAATGATCTAAGACAAACACTCCAACGAGGACTGATGGAAGGGAAGAATCCATTGGATATTAAAAAAGAAATAAGAGATATTTTTGATTCAAATGATGCAAGAGCTGAAGCAATAGCAAGAACTGAGATATCAAGGGCAAAGAACTCAGGCACATATACATCATATTTACAGTCTGGACTCAACGGAGAGGTGGAATGGGTGGCTACAATAGACGAAAAGACAAGTCCAATATGCAGAAGGCTTAATGGAAAAAGAGTAAAAATAGGCGAGAAGTTCAAAGACAAAATAAGCGGATGGGAGGGATATCATAGCCCGGCACACCCTAACTGCCGTTCGACTATTATTTTTCATCCGGAGTGATATAAATGATTGTAATTGATGTAGACCTAAATACTTTGAAAAATATAGCAAAAGATAAAATAAATACTCAGAAATATTTTTACAAGGTAGTGAAAGACAACGATATATTAAAAATTCATATATATACCATTATGTGAAATATTCTCTTCAGATATATTCACATAACAAATGAAAGAAATATACAGATAGACTTTCCACTAAAAATGATACTTGCAGATGCAACTTATGTCAGAGGTATAAGCAATATAAATGAAGATGATTGGAGAGAATACTTCAATGGAATAGAAGAGAGAATAGACAGAATTGAAAGAATATTAGAGGAGATAAGAGATGGCACTTCCGGAATCAAGAATGGATAGGGAGCGTTCCGAATGGATAGAAGTTGGGACAGGTTCTGTTGGAAGAAACCGTGCCATGTGGGGATATAACTATGATGATAATGTGTGGGTGAAAATAAGTTGTGGGAGCACTGGAAAGCTATTCGTTACGACCGGATAACCCAGATAGCTCCATATAGAATCACCTTTAAAGATGGAAAATCATACAGGAGCAGATCTTACAGGGACAGATGGCGAAACAAACAGAATATTGGAATTAGCAAATACAGGAACGACTACATTAGTGTTGCCTTTCGTATCAGGAATTGCACAGCATTCAGATGATATAACGGTTATGCACAAATCTGGAAGCTCAACAATATTATTTAAAAAAAGAGTGTTGGATGCTCATAAAATTGTGGTTTTATATGTTGAATAAGTTTATATTTTGGATTGTATTGTTATCATTAGTTGGAGGAGTATCTTATGCTTATTGGATACCAAATGATGATATTTACGGTGCTGACTTCTATTCGATTTTTGGCTTTATTGATATAAATGCTTCAAATATTTCAGCTGATTATTTTTATGGATCAGGAAAATACTTAACAGACATAGCGGGAGGATTATGGCTTAATAAATCTGGATATCTTTATCCCAATTCAACATTCGGAGTAAATGTTTATATACCTGCAGGAAATCTTTCAGTAAATGATACTTTATTTGTCGGAAGTGGTTCAGTGAATGCATATCATGTCTTTAACGGAACAAATGCTGTTTCAAATGGAACAAAATATATTGTATACCCATTTGGCAACAATACAGGAAGCGTTGGCTTAACTACCAACTGGTTTGCAGATGGTTACTTTGTAAATCTTCATGGTGATGGTTCTGATTTGACAGGTATTTCTGCTGGAAAATCAGCCAACGGATTCTACCTCTATAATGATACCAGTATAATATATTTCAATGAAAGTATGTTAAATGCAACAATAGATGCAAGAAACGGAACAGCAGGAGGAGTTTCAGATATCTGGGTAAACGAAACAGGCGACACAATGACTGGAAATCTGACAATTAATGCAAATCTATCAGCATACTATCTTTTTGGCCAGCCATTGGATGGAAGCATAGGCTCGGGAATAATATGGGCTTCCTCAAACAAGATAAAATGCGGATGCCTTAATATAACATCAGGAACAGGGCTTAATGTTTCGTATCCGAATCTTACAGCAAGGGTATGGAATATGGCTAATACAACAACCTACTGCAATATTACAGGAGCAACAATAGAAGTTCCAGACAATGCACATACAGTTTATTATGTTGATTCTGACTGTTCGGTTAATTCAGCTGCATGGGAAAACTATTTCAGCAATAATCTGAATCCTTCCAATTATGCAAGGATTTTTGATGTTTATACACATAACGGAAAAATAGAAATAATAAAAGGTTCTGCACTTATCGGACTGCATGACAGAAAACAAAAATGGAATTCAATTAACTGCGGTGGAACAGGTCATCTTTCTATCTGTAAAGGAATAGATATTGTTGAAGATGTGTTTCCAGTCATAAACCAGACATCAGGAAGTTATATATACATTAATTCTGAACACACTTCTGCATCAAGAAAATCAGATGTAAACGGCATTCATATAGTCACGCATTCTGGCGGAGAATGGACTCACATAAATCAGTCACACATGAACCTTACGCACTGCGATGACGGTTCAGATTATGTATTCTGCTCAAATGACAAGTTCAGAAGGTATATAATATATACAATCGGATTCGGGCAAGACCATACAACAATGCATCAGTTGGCTCCTCTGGATTCTGAATATTACAACAATCTTGCTGATTGCATTAACCTCGAAAAAAATCCATTATCTTATACGCTGCCTTCATCAGAAAAAGGAGTGGCTGTTGTTCATCATTTATATTGCGGTTCAAGAGATGACACTTCATGGAGCGGTGCTTGGCTTGATTTAAGGGCTGGAGATGGCGGATACGGTGCTACTCCCGATTTGAGTATTTTTGTTCTGAAAGCAGGGGATACAATGACAGGCAATTTAAATATGACATGGCAGAATATTTCAGATGCTTATTTCTATGGAAACGGAACTGGATTAATTAATATTTTGACTTCATCTCTGGTAGGAATTATTAACTGGATTAATATGCCTGAATTATCCTATACTCATTTTCATAGTCCTGCAAACATAACAGGCGATTTTTCTGTATGGAACGGATTGTTCAATATAGCAGCAGAAAATATAACATCAGGAACATTTGGTTCAGGTAATTTCATATTTCCGAATGCTTTGGATGTAAACGGCGAACTGAAAGTGGGCGGTGGCTTTCTTAATTCTGGGTGCACATTCGACACAGGCGGAAACATCTGGTGTGACGGTTCAATTACTTTTTCTGGAGAGATCAATATATCAAATGTCAATAATCTTTCAATCAATGGCTCTCAAAATCCAAGATTTGATGATACATTCGATTTAGGCAATTTAAATCACAGATGGAGAAATCTATACATATCAAATAATATATCAGCTATAGGTAATATTTCAGCAAAATATTATTTCGGTTCTGGAAAATATCTGACAGGAATAACAGCAGAGGCAAATGTTACTGATACTTGGGTCAATGAATCAGGTGATACCATGACAGGAAATCTGACAGTAAATGCAAATATAAGCACTCAAAATGTTGTCCTTGCCGATTATCTTCAATTAGGAGAAGAAAACCCACTTCCTATTGCTTCTTCTAACTATAGAAATAAAATTGTATGCGTAAATGGAATGACAACAGATGTTTCTGACAAATGTTACATATGCCTGAAATCAGCTGGAGGAGTCGGACAATGGAGCAATTTGTTTGATTTTGAAACAGGAACAAAAGGTATTTTTGCAGTTAATTTCTCGCAGTTATGGGTTCCGGAAGGTGAAGCAAAAGTATGGAATTCAACAGATGGAACAAATTGGGAAATGTCTTATGATACAGGAAACCCGCCTCCAAGTGCCTGTTATTCTGTTGGCGGGAATGGCTCAACAATATTACTTGGATGTTATTATCGTTCTGGAACAACAAAACAGGCAAAAATATATAATTCAACAGATGGGGGAAAAACATGGACATTAGATGAAACCAAGTATGCTCCTTATTATATTGGTTATAGAATACTGCCAACAAAATGGGAAGGTATGTATTGGCTTGGTTTCTCTGGTTATGCTGGAGCTGGAGATGTATTTACAAGAGATGATGCTGGAAATTATGCCTTATCCCTTGATACTGCTTCAACCCATATAGTATCGCTTGATGTTATGTGGAATGGATATTTATATGCATTAACAAGAAACGGGCAGTTATGGGAGAAACAAAGTAGCTTAAGTCTATGGGACAATATCTGGAGTGGAACAGGCACAAAAAGGCACGAAGAAATGGATTGGAACGGGACAACAGCTATGATTGCTGGAGGTTCTCCCCCATTTGCTATGTATTCAAATGACGGAACTTTATGGTATTCAATATCCATACCGTCATGGATTGCATCAGGTTATAATGAATTTACGGATGTCCAATGGTTTGATGGTGCATGGTATTTTGCAACAAGGGCGGATGGAGATGTTTTGAAATATAAAGATGGAGAGTGGAGCAGGGATTTGAATACAAATGAAATGACAATGTATGGATTAGAAGTATATAATAATGCAATTTATGCTGCATCTGGTGGATCAATTGATCATGGTTATGTTTATAGAAAAATGACTGGAATTGAAAGATATAACTGGATAAAAATAGCAGAAGGATAACTATATAAGAAAAAGAGAGAGATGATTTAATAATGGAGAGAAATCAAAAATTGTTTGCAGGAGTTTTCATATCTCTGATAATAGTGGGAGCGATGGGAATATCATTTGCAAATTCCTATTATATATCGGGAGATAAAGAAAATGACGACATTATAATAAAGATAAAAGAATCAAGAATAGAAATTCAGGAAGTCAGAAATAAACTAAATTCAATAATAAACGAAATAAAAGAGATTGAAGCACAAAGAGACAACCCGCCTTCATGCAAAGAGCTGTTAGAAGAATGGAAGATGTGGAATGATTTTGATTACAGAATAGAGTATCTCAAGGAAACCGAAGCCTATTATACAGAATTAATAAAGGAAATGGAATCTGCAGACAAAATATCAGGAAGCAGGAAGTGGTATAAGTGAAATTTGTACATTTAATAACGATTTGTTTAGTTTTTATTATGTTTGCGAATCCTGTTTTTGCTTTTACAGATATAAGATTCATACCACCTCCAGAAAAATCATATTTGGATTTTGAACTCCGTCCGGGAGGAACTCTAGATGAAAATACATCTTATTATTATGCTGTTTTCTCAAGAAATAGCACTGGAGGAATCTCTTATGGAGATACAATTCCTAATTCTGGGTTATCAAATGAAGTTAATTGCACAACAAACCAAACATTTAGAACCTGTTATTTGAACTGGTCTAAACCTACTGGTGCCGCCAGATTTGGAATCGGAAGGTCTTTGATTGCAGGAGATTATGCTGAAAGCACTTATTTTAAATTTCTTGATGACCCACCACCGGGAGTTACAAATTACACAGATGATGGATCTAAATCATTAGAATATATGTTTTATATGTTTGCTTTTTTTCCAGAATCTGGATATGAATTACCGGGAAACATAAGCCCAAGAAGAAATGGGACAGGAACTTTAATAATAAACAAATCAACAGATGTAATAGATATGGATGATATATATGATTATCTTGTTGATAATGGATATAAAGATTGGGTTTATTGGGATGGAAGCACATTTTTCATTCTTGGTGATGTATATTTTTCAGGAACAGAACAGATACTATTTAAAGACGACAACTTTAACTTTTTAAGTTTCGGTAAAAAATCATTTACAAATTCTAATGTGGATTCAAGTATTCAATTTGGAGATATATCTGATGGAATAACTGGTTTTGGTGTTAGATTTTTGACTGCTTGTAGAGATTTTAGTCAATTATCAAGTCAGGCACTTAAATTATATAATGTTGAATTAACAGGATTCAAAAATACAAAATGGAATAGTTGTGGTAACATAAGACCCGGAAGTATAGCCAATTATGAAATTATACAAGGAGCATCACAAGGACTTACATTATCATCGCCAAGTTTAACAGCTTTTGTTTCTTCAAGTTCCGGTGCATTTGAGAATATAAAATTACATGATAGCAGATTCTATGGATTTTCTGGGGGAAAACTGTTAAAAAATATTGAAAGCTCAAGTTATTTATACACATATTCAAGAGGGCATCATTGGTTGGATAAACTTACTTCTTATACTACAGGTTCATGTATTTGGATGCATTCAATTGTAAATTCTCTTACTCTTATTGACCCAAGCTTTCCAAAATCTACAGAAGAAAATAGATTGCCTAAAATGAGTTGGAAGCAGTGGGCAACTCAAACAAATCCAATTTATATCAGGCGTTCATTTTTAGCGAGAATTTTAGATGTAAATGGAAACCCTGTTAATCCATCAATATCAATATATGATAAAAATAATAATATTGCACAAGATATTAATGGATTTAATTGCTCAAACATGACATTAGATGCATATGGATTTTTATGGTCTGAAAAAATAAACATAACTTCTGCTACATCTAGAACGATAACAGATTCATCTAAAAATTGGACAACAAACGAATGGCAAGGTAGAAACTTTTATATTGCTGTTGGAAATGCAAGTATGCCGGATGTATGGAAAATAAGAAGCAATACAAATGATACCCTTACTTTTAGTTTTGACTTTGTTACAATTCCAAATGAAGGAACTCTTGGTGGAATTGAGTTATGGTTGGAACAGGTTGTTGGATACTCAAATTTTACAAGTTCAAGCATTACTAACTGGACATATAAATCTCCATTCACAATCAAAGGAAGTCTTGATGGATATGAGGATTTAGAACAAGTTGTGGATTTGACAGGATATCCTGAATACAGAACCACTCCTTACGAAATTACAATGGTGAAAAGTTTACCAGTATCTTATGAACCAACCCGGATATTAATAAGTGGTGGCACACAGCTAGGAGCTTATGGTGCTTCTGGGGTTCTTATTTGTATTGGAATGATATGGAATTATATAAAAAAGAAAAGAAGGATAGCAGGCAAAAGGGGGCTGTAATATGCCCTGCCTGCTGTATGTTATTGAGAAAATATAGAGAGGCAATGGATGGGTTATATAAGGAAGCAAAAGATGGAAACTTGGAATCCCTATATACGCTTGGAACAGCTTTGAATAGCCTTACAACATCAGATGAATTCTTATACAGGGCTCTTGGCTTTGAGTATGCATGTGAGATTTCAAGGGACTTCAAGATAGAGCTAAAATTGGAGATGAGATAATGGAAATAAACAAAAAGAAAATAACCACTTATAGTGCTACTGCACTGCTTACTCTTTTATTGACTATTGGTGGTATATCAGTATTGCCAGATAATTTGTATATGTGTGAGGATACAAATGCTGTTAGAATGTGCGACTCATTCAGCAGACCGAATCCACTAATAGGCAATTTGTCAACAAGATGCTATTTTACAGATGAGGAAGGCTATAAAACATACTCTATATGCAGAAGTGGATGGATAGATTTCAGAGGATGGGCTAACATTTCAGACAGCAATTATATATCAATATCAGCAAAAAACAGAAGCGTTCTTATAGGTTCAGTAAGATGCTGGAATGAAAATGGAGAATTAACTTGCAGTAACCTTTAAAAATAAGATGGAGTTTTTTAATTCTTATGAGTGTAGAAATGAAGAAAGTAGTTAAACGTGGAAATAAATGGTGTGTAATTCATTGTCATGGTTCTGATGCAGGAAAAATCATAAAGTGTTTTTCAACAAAGGAAGAAGCAGACAGAATGCATAGAGCAATTGAAACAAACAAAAAAGCAGAACCTTACTTTTTTTATACGGATAATTTGGATTTTGAGGAAATACAAACAAAAGGTGGAAATGAACATTATATTACCGGTTATATTTCGACATATGATAAAGATATGGTCAATGACATAGTAACTCCTGCATGTATGTCTGATATGCTTGAACAAATGAAAGGGAGAAACATTAAGCTTGATGTAGAGCACGAAAGTTTCAGGGGAAAAGATAGAATTGAAACTGAACTCAATAAGACTATAATACCGATCGGAAGAATAATAGATGCTGTTCAGGATGAAAAAGGAATAAAAATTAAGGCACTTTTGAATACTGCACATACAAGATTTAGAGAGGTATGGTCATCAATCAAAAATAAGTTTTTGGATGCATTTAGCATAGCTTATATTCCCATTTCTACAGCAAAAAAATCAATAAGTGGGGAAATAATACGAATGCTTGATAAGGTTAATCTTCTTAATGTTGCTCTCACTGGAAATCCTATCAATACTACTGCAAAAATGGATGAAATATTCGTCAAATCATTATATGAATTCGAAACAAAGCCAAAAGATAAAAGACCCCCAAAGGCATGGTGGGATAATTGCATACGGAAGGCTAAAAAATTTGCAGATGATCCAAATAAGTTTTGTGGAGCATTATGGGCAAATCCAAATGAATTTGGTGGGGGTTCAAAAATGAGGGATGCTTTCGGCAAAAGCGAAAGCTTCCAAAATATTAAAGGCGATTCAATGGAAGAAAAAGATTTAGGCAAGGAAGTTGAAGATTTGAAAGAAAATCTGAAATCACTTGCAGAAAAAGTTGAAACCTTATTTAAAGACGAAGACAAAAAACCGTCAGAAGGAGAAACTCCTGAAGACAAACCAGAGAAGACAGAAGATATGGAAGTAAAGGCACAATTGGAAGAAATCAAAGGTATTCTAAGCGAACAAAAGTCAAAAATAGAAGAATTTGATAAGTTCCTAAGCAAGCCACAAATGAAGGGAATATCAGAGCAAATGAAAGCAGAACTAAACAAATTATCCAATGATTCCAAAGGAAGGGGAGTATTGGATTTTTTTAGGTGATTGAGCATGAAAGAAGTATATACAGGGAAAGTTAATGTAAATCCTACTCAGGCATTTAATATATCATTTAAGAGTATGATTCAGGATAATACAATGTATTTCAATCCACAGATGGGAATAGACCTAAGACCGCAACTAAATGATATTGCCAGCGTCGGGCTCAAAGCATTATCACCTACAACAGGAGGAGCAGGAACAGCAGGATATGCAATGGTTCCGATATATCTTGATCCAAGGATAGTAGATACAACAAGAAAATATACACCTTTGGTTGAGATGATACCGAGAGTCACGAATCTTGGCCTAACGGCAGATTTCAATAAGATAACAGCCAAGGGACAAGCATTTACTGCAGCAGCTGATGCACCACTAAATGAAAATGATGACACATATGACAGAGTAAGTAAAACAATTAAATATATATACTCAGTCGGAAGAGTGTTAGGGCCAGCACAAGCAGCATATCCAGCATATCAGATAGAAGGATTCCAGCCAACAGGTTCAGGACTTATTGGAACTAATTTCGGACCGCAGGCAGCACCTAATGCAAAACAGCTTGAGGTAATCATGAAGGCAAGGTCAATGCGTGAGGAAGAAGAGAGACTTATAATAAATGGAGATTCTTCATCAACACCAACTGAATTTGATGGCATAGTCGTAGAACAATCCACAACTAATGTAGTAGACAAGAGTGGAGCTGATGTAACATATGATGACACCGAAACAGCAATAAGATATGCATTTGATGACGGTGGAAGACCTAATTTGGGAGTTGCATCGAGTTCAGTCTTAGCGGACCTAAGAAGAATAGCAATAGATACGTTCCACTACAGACCGGCTGATATGACAACAGAACTACCGTTCGGTGTATCAAGCCATTTAACGCTTGAAACAATGGTTGGACCAATACCAATAATTCCAAGTATGCAACTGACAAATACAACAGACCAAAAACAGATATTCTTCTTAGATATGAATTATATCGAAATGAGAGTCTTACAGGATCTAACATATGAAGACCTTGCAAAGACGAACGACAGTCAAAAATTCTATCTGAAGATATATGAGTGTCTTGTTATGAAAAATCCAGCGTTCAATAGCTTTATTGACAATATTGATTAGGTGATTATATGGCAGATAAAACAATTGATTGTCATCTTAGGACCTCACCCGAACCAGTTGGACCAGTATTTATAGGAACGATAAAGGTAGGAACAACAGTAGATAGTGGAGATACTCTTAATGTAGGAGCACTTCTACCGGGTGTCAAACAGGTAAGATTGGCTATTTTACAGCATGGAACAGGATATAAAGCAGATGCTCATGCATGCGATGTTTCAGGAACAGGAATAACATTCAGAACAGGAACAGGAGACGATCCTAACGGATATCAGGAATTGTTTATCGTTGCTGATTCAGGAACATCTGGGCACATTGTATAAGGTTAAGTTTTATTTTTTTATTTTTTTTTATATTTATTGGGAGGTAATAAAATGGCAAAATATGATTCAACATATAGTGTAACAACTGGAACAGGAAGTCTTAGTCAGGCATGTGCTGATTTGACTGAATTAATTAACACAATAGATACAGGTTCTGGAATAATAGATGCAGACATTTTACCAATAAATAAAGGTAAATATTTTCAGGGTTATGTGATATATAAAAGTGGGACTGGTTAGAAATATGAAATTTATAAATAAAACTGGAAAGGATATTCCTATTAAGAGGAATGAAAGTAGTCCACCATTTTGGACATATGCAAGAGCAGGAGAAATAGTTGACATTCCGGAAAAATATGGGAAAATATACGGTCTGACATCCGTCAAAGCAATAGAATCCAAAACAGGTAAAACAAAAATAGAAACAAAAATAAAATCAGAATATACAAAAGAAGAACTGATAAAGAAGGCAAAAAAAGTAGGATTTGAAAATTTTAGAAATTGGGCAAAAACCACCTATAAAGTAACAGGAAGGTCAATTAACGGACTTATAGACGATATTATTCTTGTTCAGCAAGGCAAAAAGAAACCTGAGGTGGTTTGATGGCTTCCTCTTATGGAGTAACACCCAATGATATCAGATTAGCAATGGGTATGAAGCCTGATGATACTGATATTTTTTCTGATGCAGAATTAGAAACAATAATAGAACATGCAGAAGCAGAAGCAGAAAAACTTTTAGATGGAGTATATACAAAAAAAACAACAACAGAATACAGGACATCTAGGGACGGAAGCAATCTTCTCATGCTTGAAAAGAAACCAATTATGAGAGTCGTAAATATAACAGTTGGTGGTTCTGCTGTTACGCCAAAATTCGCAAAGGTATTCAATAATTCTGGAAAGATAATTCTCTCAAATGATGCCGAAAAAACTAAATGGGATTCTACTGAAGAACGGAATAATATAATTAAATATAACTACGGCAAGCTTGACGAAACTTCTACTGAAACTACAACAATAGCTACAAGTACAGCAGGTACTGGAAGAAATATTGCAGTAGCAGATGAAACCGGGTTTAATGTCAATGATTATGTAAAGTTTGAAAGTATTGAAGTTGAACTTGGAACTGGTTATTGTTATCCGGAAATAACAAAGGTAACAGGTACTGCATCCAACCAGATAACATGTGATATAAGTTATAATCATGGGACAGGAACAAGAATAGTTAAAATGGAAACTCCCCAATCAGTAAAAAGATTTATAATTGTAACAGGTGGAATAATGGCGGCTTTGCATACGATAGGAGCCACATATACGTTCCAAACAAGCTATTCAATAGAAGGATATACAACAAATAAAGGCGTCCCTTATCCTCACTTTGAGAAGGTATTCAATTCTCTGGTAGATGAAAGAAATTTATTGTTATCAAGACTGAGAAATGTGACGGTGGTTTAGAGATGACCGTGGCTATTGACTTTTTGGAAGGTCCATACAAAGATTTAGCCAAGCCGGTGATAAAAACATCAGTCACAAAAACAATTTCAAATTTAGGTTCTGAAACGCTCACGGAAGGCGGAACCGGAACCATATATGGTATATTCAGATACAAAAACAAAGAATTCATACAAACTCCTGAAGGTCTTGTTGAAGGTCCGGATGCAATATTTTTGGCAACAGGCACACAGGACATAAGCATGAATGACCTGATTGAATTCAGGAACCAAAAATATAGAATAAGAAACATAATAGTCGTTCCTGAACCAGATACGAACACCGGAACGGGATTCAAGAGATGTGAGTTGCTGCTTCATGAACGCTGAATTCAGGAAAAGACTCAAAAGAGCTCTGCTTAATATAGGGTTTCTGATAGAAGGTGAAGCAAAGAAAATAGTTCCAGTAAGAACCGGAAACCTTCAGAATAGCATAAGATTTGATACTGATTCGGTAAATAATAACAGGATAGTTATTAATGTTCATGCCGAATATGCACCACATGTAGAATTCGGTACAGAAAAACAACGACCGAAACCCTATATGCGTCCAGCCGTATATAACAGTGAAAATGAAATAACCGAAATCATTAAGAATGAGATGAGATAAATAATAGAATAGTTCTCAACCTTATCCGGGAGCGAGGAAATCCAATGACCTCCCATTATGATGACCAAGTGGTTTAGATGATAAGTATAAAAAGTATAGTTGAGGAAATACAGACATTCCTTAGAAATAGCAATATAATTTCTGTATCTGACAGAGAAGTTACAACAGGCACAGATACATTCATAGTTGATGATTCTACTTCTGAATTCAGTTTAAAAAATACAGGCGTAAAAAATGTAAGACTTGTTATTGTAAACGGAAGTTCAATGAATTTTGGTGATGATTATAGTGTTACTTATCCTTCTGATACAAGAACGGGATCTGGAATTGTACATCTAACAGATGAAGTTGATACAGGAACAGTTGAAATAAAATATGATTATAGTCATAAAGGAGATAGAATATATGCTGATTATCCT